TAAGTATGTTAATGGACTTATACCTGGTAAGTTCTCCGATTCGGCATTAGCAGCCGATGAGCGTCGACTCGTGATTCCGTTCATAGACTCTAAATCTAAAGTGCATGCACTTCAGGGAAGGTCTCTTAACGATCGATCACTTACTAGGTACATAACCATAGTTCTAGACGACAGTGTTCCGAAGATCTTTGGTCTAGACACGCTTAAGCCGGGTAAGACCTATGTGGTCGAGGGACCTATCGATAGTCTGTTCTTAAAGAACTCTATAGCTACGGCTGGCGGCGATCTAATGCTGGCCACCTCGGTAGTCGACAGAAACGATATGGTGATCGTATATGATAACGAGCGTAGGTCTAAAGAAACCGTGGATAAGATGAAGAAGGCTATCAGACAAGGTTTTAAAGTTTGCTTTTGGCCCGAAAATATCATTTACAAGGACGTGAATGATATGGTAAGATATGCCGGCATGTCTGGCGATCAGATAGCTAGAGTCATTGACGAGAACACTCACGTCGGTCTAAAAGCAGAGATGGAGCTGAGCAGGTGGAAGCGCGTAGCAAACTGAAAGATCAAGAACTGTTCTACGCCCGACTCGATGGAAAGCACGCGGCGATCGATGAAATGGCCGGCCGCGACTACGCGTATCCTAACCTGATATTTTTGTACAACAAGCTCGCGAGCAAGAAGCCGCTCGTTGAGTTCATTAGAGGATATACCGATGCATCACGCGAGCTTGGTGGCAGTTACGCGCCCAACGATAACCGAGATAGAGACCACCGATGAGCTAATATCGTACGTAGCTAGAGTATCTAATCCGTCTAATCAGAGCAACACTGAGACTGCACCCAGGCTTCTGAAATATCTTATCAGGAACAACCATTGGTCACCATTTGAGATGGCGCACGCCGTAATGGAGATCACCACTACGCGCGACATAGCGCGTCAGATCTTGCGCCATCGCTCGTTCTCATTCCAGGAGTTCTCACAGCGATATGCCGATCCAACTCAAAATCTGGGGTTTGAGAAGAGAGAAACGCGTCTGCAAGATCCCACAAACAGACAAAACTCCGTCGACACCGACTCGGAGGAGTTAAAGAACAAGTGGCTGCTCACTCAGCACAGTATTATAACTCAGTCTAGACAGGCATACGAGTGGGCCGTGCAGAATGGAATCGCAAAGGAGCAGGCGCGCGCGGTTCTTCCCGAGGGAATGACTGTGTCACGTATGTACATGGCTGGCTCAGTTCGTTCGTGGATCCACTATTGTCAGCTGAGGATGGGAAACGGCACTCAGCGAGAACACCGCGACATCGCTTCATCGGCCTTGAAAATTCTTACGGACACGTTTCCATCACTGAAGGGCGCGCTTCCCACCCAGGAAGCATAAATATTTTCTTTTAATGTATGGATATAGCGTATGACTCTCACCGTAGTTAAGCGAGACGGCCGCCGAGAGCCGTTGAACCTCGATAAGTTTCACCGAGTAACAATGTGGGCTTGTGAGGACTTAAGTACGGTTTCCGCATCAGAGATTGAAATGAAGTCTCACATTCAGTTTTATAACGGAATGAAGACTTCAGAGATTCAGGAGACTCTGATCAAGGCTGCAGCTGATCTCATATCCGAGGACTCACCTGGATATCAATACGCGGCTGGTAGATTGGTAAACTATCACCTTCGCAAGGAGGTCTATGGTGCGCACGAGCCTAAACCTCTATGGGAACACTACAACAGCGTGCTTCAGGCTGGCTATTATACGTCTGATTACATTACTGGCGATAAGCCGTATAATATCAAGGATTTTGTAGAGCTCGGAGAATATATCAGACATGATCGAGACTTTGATATCGCATATGCCGGCATGGAGCAGTTCCGCGGCAAGTATCTGGTAAAGAACCGCGTCACTGGAAAGATCTACGAGACACCGCAGGTCGCCATGATGCTAATCTCAATGATCTTATTCAAAAACTACGGCAACGATAGGCTGCGATGGATAAAGGAGTTCTATGATGCTCTCTCAACTTTTGAAATATCTCTACCGACTCCAATCATGGCCGGTCTACGAACGCCTCAAAAACAATTCAGTTCTTGTGTTCTCATCGAGACTGATGACTCTCTTGACTCAATTACTGCTACGGCTTCTGCTATCACTAAGTATGTTTCTCAAAAAGCTGGTATTGGAATCGGCGCCGGTCGTATTCGCGCTATTGGCTCTCCTGTTCGTAGTGGTGATACTTCGCATACTGGTGTGGTGCCATTCTACAGGTTATTTCAATCAGCAGTTCGATCGTGCTCACAGGGAAGTGTCAGAAACGGCGCGGCTACTCTATACTATCCTGCTTGGCATCTGGAGGTAGAAGATCTTCTGGTACTAAAGAATAATAAGGGTACTGAGGACAATCGTATTCGTCATATGGACTATTGTGTCCAATTTAACAAGGTGATGTACGAGCGACTGCTTTCAGGAGATACTATAACGCTGTTCTCGCCGGCCGACGTTCCAGAAATATATGAGACGTTCTTCACCGATGTGGATCGCTTTCGTGAGCTCTACGAGCGAGCCGAGAAAAACACCAAGCTTCGCAAGAAATCTATTCCTGCCATAGATCTATTCTCGTCCTTCTTGCAGGAGCGTAAGGACACCGGTCGTATCTACCTGATGAATGTAGATCACGCCAACGACCACGGTGCTTTCATTAAAGATATGGCACCAATTCGACAGTCCAATTTATGCTGCGAGATCGACCTTCCAACCAAGCCGATAAATAATGTTCTCGACGAGGCTGGTGAGATCAGTCTCTGTACTCTAGCCGCAATTAACTGGGGAAAGATACGTGAACCTTCTGACTTTGAGCGTCCTTGCGAGCTCGTTGTTCGCGCTTTGGACGCTCTCTTGGATTATCAAGACTACCCGGTGGCTGCCGCACAAGTATCCACGATGGATCGACGTCCTCTCGGTGTTGGCATCATTAACCTTGCTTATTGGCTTGCTCGTAATGATATTAGATACGATGATGTGGATGGAAAGGGCCTGACCAAGCTTCATGAGTACCTCGAAGCCTGGTCCTATTATCTTATTAAGACCTCAGTAGCATTGGCTCAGGAGAGAGGATCCTGCAAAAAGACCGCTGAGACCAAGTACTTCAAGGGTATCATGCCGATCGATACCTATAAACGCGAGGTCGACGAGTTGGTTAAACCAGTATATAAGATGAACTGGGAACAGCTTCGTGAGGCAGCCAGTAAGTCTGGTATTCGCAACTCGACGCTTATGGCCGTAATGCCGGCCGAGACTTCGGCTCAAGTATCTAATTCAACCAATGGGATTGAACCGCCTCGCTCTCTAGTATCGGTCAAGCAGAGCAAGGACGGAGTCATGAAGCAGGTCGTTCCCGATGTGCGTCGCCTTAAGAACAAGTATGACCTGCTGTGGAGCCAGAAGTCGCCCGAGGGATACCTAAAGATTTGCGCGGTGATTCAGAAGTTTGTGGACCAGGGAATCTCAGTAAACACATCATATAACCCGCGACACTACGAGGGAGAGCAGATCCCGATGTCTGAGCTGATGAAGCACGTGGTTACGTTTTATAAGTACGGCGGAAAACAGCTCTATTATATGAACGTTTCTGATGGTTCTGGAGAAATAGAAATTAGTGATAAAGGAACACTTCAGCTTGAACCAATTGATGAACAGTCTTGTGATTCTTGTACCATTTGAATAATAGTTTCTTACTTTTTAGAAAAAGAACCAGTAAGGGCAGAAAGATCTAATGACACACCTCATAGCCAACCTGCCGCCCGTGAGGTGCTACGTACGGAGAGAGTTCTTATACGACTTTGAGAAAGGGCACGGCGAGTTCGAGCCGTGCTTCTGGACAAGCATAAAGTCTATACGGGGTGAAGCTTTCAGGATAGAGGCGTATCTCCACGACTACGCGGCGCTGTACGACAAGCTACCGCTCCACGCCTTCGTGTGGAGGACAGACGTCAAGGAGCGCGATCTTCTCAGTCTAGACCACCTGCAGATCTGGGACTGTCTGTCGTACGACATAACTATACTCGAGAAGAAGCTGTTATCAGGTCTGAAGTGCAAGTTTTACTCCAAGAGCAAGCAATGGGTCTACGGCAAATACATGTTTACCGTCGACAGCTTCTCGCCTGACTCAAACGTTCTCAACGTCGGCTTCAGCGAGGACATACCTGACCATAAGTCGTTTAACTTCATCATGTGCGATAACGGACAGTTCGCTGCACAGCCAAACAACAGGACGCTCATATTCGAACCTTCCAACAACCCGTCCACCCTGAAGTTTCCAGACTTTAAGGTCGCCACTAGAAAGTGGTCGGTTGAGTCTGAGTCTAAGTGGGCCTTAGGCGACACCGACACTGTAATGTATCTAAAATCAGAGGACAAGCCCGTATGACCGTGTTTGATATAAAGGGTAAGCGGGACCAGTCTAAGAATCGCCTGTTCTTCGACGATCCGGTCACCATAGCTAGATACGACGTGCATAAGTATTCGTGGCTTGACAAACTGACCGAGCGCCAGCATGGATTCTTCTGGCGCCCGCAAGAGGTCGACGTGCTGCGCGACGCTAAGGACTTCAAGGCGCTGTCCAAGCACGAGCAGCACATCTTCACCTCTAACCTGAAGCGTCAGATTCTTCTAGACTCGGTGCAGGGTCGCGCTCCAACCATGGCCTTCGGTCCTATCTGCTCGCTGCCAGAGCTCGAGCTCTGGCTATCTGCGTGGACGTTCTCAGAGACCATTCACTCAAAATCATACTCGTATCTAATTCAAAACGTATATCCCGACCCGTCCAAGGTGTTTGACGAGCTCATGGACGTCGCTGAGATCGTGGAGTGCGCCAAAGACATTAGTAGTTACTATGACAAACTCATTCTTCATAATAATCTATTAATTGCTAATACTAAGACATATACCGGCAACGAGTATGAGCACAAAAAGGCGTTGTGGCTTACGCTGATGTCGGTCAATATTCTCGAGGGTATTCGTTTTTACGTCTCCTTCGCGTGCTCATGGGCTTTTGCTGAGGTGAAGAAGATGGAGGGCAACGCCAAGATCATTAAGTTCATCTGTCGCGATGAGAACTTACATCTGGCAGGTACGCAGCAGTTGCTGAAGGTTCTACCACAGGATGACAAACACTTCGCAAAGATCGCCAAGGATACCGAAAAGGAGTGCGTCCAGATGTTTGTAGCGGCGGTCGAGCAGGAG